GACCTGTGCCCCTGATTTACATGGAACACCCGCGCCACGGCCAGAAGATCGCCACGATGGAGGCCGAGGCGGAATACGACGAACAAAACGGGTGGCGGCGTTATACTCCGGATGAGCCTGACGAGCCGGGGAACGATGCCGCTCCCATGAACCATATGCTCGGAAGGCGCCGTCGCAAGGAGCCCGAGCATGTCCACGACAGCCGGTGACCAAATTTACGCCGCACTGCGGCTGATCGGTCAACTGGCCGAGGGCGAAACCCCATCGGCCGAAACAGCGCAGGACGCGCTGGCAGCGTTGAACCAGATGCTGGACTCGTGGAGCATCGAGCGTTTGTCGGTGTTCTCCACGCAGGATCAGGTGTTCAACTGGCCTGCAAACGTCTACGAACGCACGCTCGGCCCCAGCGGGGACTTCGTTGGCAACCGCCCGGTGTTGCTGGACGACTCCTGCTATTTCCGCGATCCAACGACGGGCATCAGCTACGGCCTGATGTTCATCAACCAGCAGCAGTACAACGGCATTGCGCTGAAGACGGTGACGTCTACCTACCCGCAGAGCATGTGGGTGAACATGACGATGCCGAACATCACCATGACGGTGTACCCAGTGCCCACGCGGGAACTGGAGTTCCACCTCGTCTCGGTGCAGGAACTGTCGCAACCCGCCACGCTGAACACGGTGCTGTCGTTCCCGCCGGGCTACCTGCGGTGCTTCAAATACAACCTAGCCTGCGAGATTGCAGCCGAGTTTGGCGTTGAGCCACCGCCGACGGTGCAGCGCATTGCGATGGCGTCCAAGCGGGATCTGAAGCGGATCAATTTCGCTGACGACATCATGAGCCTGCCGTACAACCTGATCAACCGCCGTCAGCAGCGGTTCAACATCTACGCCGGCACGCCGTGAAGACGCCTATCCTCGGTGGGGCCTACGTCGCCCGCAGCGTTAATGCTGCGGCGAACCGCATGGTCAACCTGTTTCCAGAGGTTGTGCCCGAGGGCGGCAAGGAACCGGCGTTTTTGCAGCGGTGCCCGGGGCTTCGTCTGGTGGCGACCGTGGGCGAGGGCCCTATTCGTGGGATGTGGAAATTCGGGGACTTCCTGTACGTTGCTTCTGGCGGCAAGCTGTACCGCGTGGACGGCAACTTTGCCGTCACTGAGCTTGGCCTGATTAACGGCAGCGGGCCGGTGAGCATGGCCGACAACGGTATTCAGTTGTTCGTGGCCTGCAACCCCAGCGCGTTCATCTACAACGCCAACACGGGCGTGTTCGCGCAGGTCACAGATCCTGATTTTCCGGGGGCGGTCACTGTCGGCTATCTGGACAGTTACTTTGTATTTAACGAGCCCAACAGCCAGCGCGTGTGGGTGACCTCGCTGCTTGACGGCACTGCCATTGATCCACTGGACTTTGCCAGCGCTGAGGGCAACCCCGACAACATCGTGTCGCTAATGGTAGACCACCGCGAGGTCTGGCTGTTTGGCAACAATACTGTTGAGGTTTGGTACAACGCCGGCCTAGCCGACTTCCCGCTGGCGCGCATCGAGGGCGCGTTTATGGAAACCGGTTGCCTTGCGCCGTACAGCGTTGCCAAGCTGGACAACGCCGTGTTTTGGCTGGGCTCTGACGCCCGCGGCAACGGCATCGTGTACCGCAACCAAGGCTACAACGCCCAGCGCGTCAGCACGCACGCCATTGAGTGGCAAATTCAGCAGTACGGCGTGTTGAACGACGCCATTGGCTACTCGTACCAGCAGGACGGGCACTCGTTCTACGTGCTGGTGTTCCCGACGGCGCAGGCTACGTGGGTGTTTGACGTTGCCACTGGCGCGTGGCATGAGCGGGCGTACTGGGACGGCGTGCAGTACCGGCGGCACCGGAGCAACTGTCAGGCGAACTTTGCTGGACAGGTGCTGGTGGGGGATTGGGAAAACGGGCAAGTTTATGCGTTTGACCCCGAGGTGTATCAGGACGGCAACGATGAGCAGCGCTGGCTGCGTTCTTGGCGCGCGCTGCCCACGGGGCAGAACACGCTGAAGCGCACGGCGCATCATGCGTTGCAGTTGGATTGTGAGGCCGGGGCGTCTGCTTTTTTTGACACAGCATCGGCAAGCATTAATTGGATTGCATTTGGACTTGGCATTTTGCAATATGCAGCAGGAACACAGCCCGGATCTTCAATCATGGGCGAAAAGTTCAACGGAAGAATGCTGGGCGACGTAGACAATACCGGAACAATCGTTCTTGCGGACGCTACAACAGTCCTTAACTACGCCGCCGGCAATCCAGTTTCTGAGTCTGTCAGAAATTATTTGCAAATTACGGTAACAGAAATTCTGTTTGCGAACCCATCAAAATACAACGCTTACATAAGCGGCACAGTCAATGTTGGCACTTCTCGCGCCATGCTCCGCTGGTCCGACGACGGCGGACACACCTGGAGCAACGAGCACTGGGCCAGCATGGGCAAACTCGGCGAGTACGGCAAGCGCGTCATCTGGCGGCGGCTGGGCATGACGACCAAACTGCGAGATCGCGTGTACGAGATCAGCGGAAGCGACCCGGTGAAGATTGCCATTATGGGTGCGGAACTGTCCGTTACCCCGACGAGCGCCTGACGTGCAGCTTGCACCGCGCGTACCTTCGCAGCGCGACCCGCTGGTGGATCAGGGGGCGCTGACAACCCGCGCGTGGTTTCGGTTCTTTCAGTTGCTGCAGAACGCGACGGAGAACGCCGCGCTGACGCAGTACACCGTCGTCGAAAACACGACGGGCTCAACGATTCCCAAGGGCTCCGTGGTCGGTTTCGTTGGCGTGGGCGCTAACAACGTGCTGTCGGTGGCCCCGTACTTGGCTGACGGCTCGTCGCCGTCGCTGTACATCTTGGGCGTGATGGCCGAAGAACTTCCCGACAGCGGCGCCACGGGCCTGTGCTGCGTGTGGGGCAACGTCAGCGGCATCAACACCAGCGCGTTCAGCGTGGGCGACGTGCTGTACGCCAGCCCGACGGTAGCCGGCGGGTTCACCAACGTCAAGCCCACCGCGCCGGACAACGTGATTCCAATCGCTGCGGTGCTGGTAGATAGCGCAACGGCGGGCGACATCTTCGTGCGGCCGACAATTGAGCAGCAGAAGTATTACGGCGAGTTCACCAAGACCAGCGACCAATCGCCCGCAGTCATCAACACGGCTTACGCGCTGACGTTCGACAACTCCGACATCTCTGAGGGCATCAGCATCGGATCGCCGGCGTCGCGCATTGTGGTGGTGCAATCGGGCCTGTACCAGTTTGACGCCACCGTTCAGATCAGCAGCAGCAGCAGCAGCGCCAAGACGGTTTGGCTGTGGTTCCGCAAAAACGGAACAGATGTCGCTAACTCTGCCAGGCTGGTGACGATCAACATCAACAACGGGTACACCGCTGTGTCTATGAGCGAGTTTTTCTCGCTGGCGGCAAACGACCGCATCGAGATCATGTTCGCCGCAAACGATACGGCCATCACGGTGGATAATGTCGCAGCCACTGCGTTTGCCCCAGCAGCCCCTGCCGTCGTGCTGGCGGTGAGCCAGATTCAACAGTGAGAGCATCATGAGCGTTTCGCTTTCCCCCTACGCAGGCGCAGGCGCCCAGTTCTTCGACAACAACGGCAACCCGCTAAACGGCGGGCTGATCTACACCTACGCTGCCGGCACAACGACGCCCGCGGCGACGTACACGTCGTCTACTGGCGGCACGGCCAACGCCAACCCCATCGTGCTAGACAGCGCCGGCAGGACGCCCGCGCAAATCTGGCTGACAGAAGGATCGTCGTACAAATTCGTGCTGGAAACGTCTGCTGGCGTCACGATCAAGACCGACGACAACATTTTTGCGTCGTTTGAGCTGGCGGTGGCGGTTGGCGTGCCGGTTGGTAAAGGTGGCAGCGGAGTCAACGAGAACATTGCCGTCGGGTTGACTGCGCTGGACAGCAACACCACGGGGTCGAACAACACCGCAGTGGGTTACAACGCCCTGACGTCAAACACTGACGGCTTTCAGAACACGGCGTACGGCTCGCAGGCGCTGGATGCCAACACCAGCGGGGATTACAACGTGGCCGTTGGCTACGATTCGTTGTCGGCCGCTACGACGGCAAACTACAACACGGGTGCTGGGTATCGAGCGTTGAACGCTGCAACAACGGGAGCGGGCAACACTGCGCTCGGCGCGGACGCACTGCTGCTCAACCAGACCGGCGCAAACAACGTTGCCGTGGGCTACCAGGCTGCCGACGCATTCACCGGCAGTAATGTGGTTGCAATAGGCGCTGGGGCGCTGAGTTCTGTAACCACTGGCAGCAACAATACGGCAGTAGGAAAAGACGCGCTTCAATTGGTAAACACTAGCGCAGGCAACACTGCCGTTGGTTTTGAGGCTTTACTTAAAGCCACTAATAGCGGCAATACTGCAGTTGGAAAGCAAGCGCTTCGAGAGGTCACAGG